TGTCATATTTACTCTTCTCCTTCAAATTCTAAATAACTCTCCATAGGAGATAGTCCATCGCAGTAATCTTCAATAAACTCTGCACTATTTTCCATAAAAACAAGAAAGCTATCTTCTTTCTTTGCAAGCCAAGCCCGGCGTTTAATAATATTCAGAATGTCATTGATCCATGCTGAAAGGGCGTAATCTTCTCGTTCTTTAAAGGGAAATACTTCATTGCTCATACTTTCATATACTCCATTAGTGCATTCCAACTCACAGGATAAAGAGGAGATACAACATCGTTGATTTTTTGTGCAAGCTCTTGAGCCTCTTTCTGAGCATGACCATCCAGTCGCAGTTTACAAACACGGGCAAATGCTACAAGAGAACCGGTCCAAATCCAATTAGTCATTGTCGATTGAGGAAGAACACTTCGTGCCATTTCTGGAGCAACCCCCTGTTCAAGCATATGCTCATAAAAGCTTAAAGATTCTTCAATGTGAGCAGCATAGTCTTCATCAATATTCTCAAAATCCCAAAGAGATTCATATTGCTCCAAAGTTCCACCGCTACCCTGTTTTGCATTTTCAGGACGTTTTCGCCAAACATGAGGCTTATAAAACTCAGGAGTGTCATCAATATAGCGCCGGCTCTCCTCATTCCACACAAGACCAATTTGATGTTTAACAAATTGCCGGGCCATAAAAATTGGAGCTTTTACACGAATACTAATTGACGTGTGGGCCAGAGGGCTCCAATGATTGTATTTGGCAAGGTAATTAATTAATTTAGTATCTTTTTCCAGATCAAATTCTTTAGTTTCTTTTGCAAATGAACAGCGAGCAGCGTTCACAACATTAATATCACTCCCCATATGGTCTACGTATTGGACCAGCATTTCGGTAAATTTAGGTTTCTGCATAATATTCTCCGTTTTTGATTTTAATTAAAACTGTTCTGGAAACACCTAGTTTCTCGCACAGAGATTTCACCTTACCATTGCCAGCCTTCTTCCCGTCCAATAGTTTGTAAAATTCCCGGACTTCTTCTACTTGATCTCTAGTAAGTTTCGCATTTGCTGGGGTATAACCCTGGCTTGCTCTGGCCACTTTCGCTGCATTACTTCTGATTTCCGAAGATTTATCTAAGTTATTGTCAGAATGAGTTCCTAGTACAATATTCTCTTTTGAGAAATTCAGAGTGTTTCCGTCAAGGTGGCGGACAACCAGATCAGCACTGAATGCATCTTTACCGTAGAACACATAGGCCGCAAACTGATGAACCGGGACACCATATACATAACCCCAGTTTGTACTGAAGGTTGGGTAGCGTTGTTTTTGACTAAGTGAAACACTAAGTTGTCCTCTCGGGCCGAACAGTCTTCCGTCTTCGGTTACATAATACCCTCTATCAAGTGCTTCAAGAATTCTCTGTTGAGTCTTTGTCATTTATTGCTCCGAGCAGCATTTACCACATTAATATCTGAACCCATATGACAGATATAGTCAACTTGCATATCAACAAAATTAACCATTACACATATTCCTCCAGCTTACCAACACCACGAATAATCTTCACTTCATCTTCTTCATAAATCAGAGTAGTTGGAAGAGATTTGATGTTATTCTCCACACAAAATTCCATGTTTTCATCAACATCAATTACTTGATAAATCACTCCATTGCGGGTGAGCATATCTTTGAGCACCCCGCATTGTTTGCACCAACTGCTGCTTACAACTTTAATTGTACGATTTGACATATTCTTTCTCTCCTTCTTCTTTCTGTAGTTCTTTTAGACATTCTTCCCAGGAAAGCGGGATGTCAGGATGAAACTCAAACATCATACCACTTTCTTTCAAAGCTTTGTAGTCTTTCTCTGTTTTAATATAGTCTTGCCATTTCATGATTATGGGATAAATTCACTCAAATCTACTTTAGGATGATTCACAGGTTTTGCTATCTTGCCATCAAATCGTTTGACCGAGTAGAAGGGAAGACCATTCAAAATAGAAGTTTCGATAATGTACTCCATATCGTCTCGATTTTCTAGTTTTTCTTTTTCTTCTACAGATTGATAATAGCTGTCAAATACCTTCATTTCATTGTTGTCAATGATTGCTTGCATTGCTCCAGAAACATCAAATCCTGCTTTATCCAGAATATCCATAAATTTAGACAGAATGATAAAAGTGTCCACAACGCCATCGATTAGCTCAACAGGGTCACCATAATCAGATGCTTCAACAGTTTCAGAAGCTTCTTCTACCAGCAATTTAGCTTGAAGAGCAACAGCTTGCCACCACTCTTGTGTGTCATAAACACAATCTTTTACGCCAGCTTTAGTATTCCAATCATTAATTGCTTTGTAGAATTTTACCAAGTCTTTCAATTAAATCTCCTTAATTATTTCCGATATTTTCAATCATTTCAATTGCAAGTTCCATTGCCCACTCATCAGTCATTTTATCATCTTCACTCTTATCTGAGTATTCATGTCGATCAAGCAGTTCGTCCCGCATTTCTTCTAAAAATTCCAAAACACTTTGAATTTCATCTTCTGAATATTTCATTATTTTCTCCTTACCAATAATAAACACAGATTTCTTTTACAATTCTTTCATCCCACACACTGAACCGATGCATTACAGCGCACTGCTCAGATTGTGTGTAAGGGGTATTATATAGCACTCTTTTCTGAGGTTCAAACCCTTTCAGAACATCAAGCCTATCGTCAATCATGCATTCTACAGCTTTATTCATCACATGTTTTTTATGACAAGCAACATATTCATACATAAAAGGGAAATGTTCTTTCAACCAATAATATTTACTTTTCGTGTGATTCCCTTTGATTCTTGAAATGAACACAATTTGAAAATGGTTAGATAATTCTTCAAGACATTCCACACTACCTTCAATTGGTTGAAATTGCGAATAATCAAGTTCTCTCCAATAGTTATAGGGATCATCAACACCAGCAAATTTTGTTCCAAGATTATAAGGAGGCGATTCATAGTCTCCTAGAGGGTATTCAACAGAACACCTCTCTTTAAGCCACTTGCTCCAACCTTTGTCTGACGGGCAGACAGTGAGATCGACATCCACCCCGATGATTCTCATTTTAATTATTCTCCTGTTAAGGTTTTTCTTTATATTGCAATTCAAGAATCAGTTCAAGATAATGAATAGCTTTTTTAATGTCAGCAGCTGCGTTTTTATCTTTATGGCGAGTGACATACTTCACAACATTACCTTGAAAATAATCCAAGTTGTTTGCATGAATATACTCAATAGGTTGAATTTTACACCCTTTGTAATGTGTTCCACTGATTTGTTTATCAAGAGCAGAACCTGAAACAATATCTACAATTTCTTTTGTTTCTTTACTGGCAAGCATGTCGTATCCTTTTAACATTTCAAACCGATTTTTACTTACTTTGCAATTGATAATGTTATCCGTAAGAAGTTCTCTCACTTGATAAACATATCCCCATTCTCCTTCATCTTCAAAAAGCACTTCGTATGCGTAGCCAGGAATTAGCTTCCTAAATCCAATACCATCTTCACAAAGTTTTACAAATTTCTGAGATTTAGGTTTAAATACTTCAAGAACAGCATGTTCTTCAATCCAATAATTTTTTTGGTCAACAGGGTTGGTTAGATGGAAGGTGCTATCACTACGATCTTCAGTATTTAAAATATAAATATTTCCAATTTCAAACCTGTGCTCCCAAATATCAATATTCTGACCAACAATTCTAAAATAACGTTCATTACTCATATTATTTCTCCTAAAATTAATTAGCTTGTAAGAATATTATCGCATGTATTCATATACTTGTCAAACAATATTTAAAGATATTTACTCATTAAATAATCAAGAGATACTGGCATGGGAAGTCCAAAACCATCTTCTACTTCATTTAACACCATAATACCCCTGAAATGATTATTTCCCTGGTAACCCTTATAATCCTCATCGAAAGGATAACAAGCCCCATTGATAATACCAATCTGCATTTTACCGTCAAGAGTTGGATGAATAGCCATATCAAGTAATTGTTTATGCCCCACCACAAAAGAACGACCTACAGTTTTTAGTTGACTTAAAGCATTTCCCCCGTAGGGTTTACCGCTGAAAGGGTTTGCGAGATAGTGAACATAGAAAATACCATCGATTTCCACAGGTTTAAGAAAAGGGGCAACTTCCCACCCGTATTGTTCAAGATTTAATGTTTCCGTGCCAACAAAACCGCTAAGCTCTGGCATGTCATTAGCTAGTCTATCAAAACGATGCTCATGGTTTCCAGTACAAAAAACCATTCGTGGAGAATATACTTTCTTTCTAAAACGACGTTGTTGCTGCTGAAGATTTTTAATCGGTTCAAGGAGAAGTTCCATACCTTTGTTGCCAGCTTCAATATCTGCAATCAAGCGTCTACCTTCAAAAGACTTTTTACCTTTATCGTAGCTACTCAGAGACTCGAAATCATAATGATCCCCAATATGAATAATAACGTCTGGACGTTTATCAACAATATATTTACCAATTGCTTTCATGTAACTCATGTCATGATTTGGTTTACATTGCGTGTCTGCTACAATTAAATGACGTTTACCGCTCATCAATACTCCTTACCATTCATAATGTGGGTTTGAAAAACTGAATGCCGCTGGGGAGGTTTCTCTGTATCCTTCCCATTTATTATTAAAATCACACCAATAATCTTCTTCTCCCTTTTCTAAATCATTGTAAAATTCTTCTTGATCTTCCAAAGGAATCAAATACCAATGCCCATCATCATCTCGTACAAAACACCAACGTTTTTCTTCCATTTAATACTCCAAATCATTATCAAAAATACATTCAAGAAGAGTGATGTAATGTTCTGCGATTGTATCATAAGCAATTTGTTTTTGATGGGCATTTAATGTGTAAAACCCATTCTGCACTTGCCTTGTTAGTTCAACATGACGTTTCCAATCAAAAAGAACATTCTCTTGCTTTTCTTCTGTTTTCTTTTTAAATAGCTCTACAACATTATTAGGATAATTAGACAATCTGATTCATCCAGACAAGAGAGAACACACAAAACTCAATCATTTTACAATAAAAATAATTATTCATACAGTCTCCGTAATGTGAGCGTTAAAAACAGGTAAAGGATTATCTACAGCATCTACGATTGATTTCGGTGCATTTGGATTATTAAAAGCATCTTCAAGACCCAAACCATTATTAAAAGCAGAAGCCAGTGATGTTGCACGACATTTAGAACAAGGGCAACAAATACCCATGGGTTTATTTCTATCTTCTAACGGAATGCTGTCAAATATACACTTTTGTTTATCAATTTTCTTTTGTAGGCTGACCATAACATCTTGTGCTGCTTTTTCTAAAAATTCTTTTTGCAAATAATCTGGACTTTGTTTACTTTTTCTTGGAATTGCAATTTCCTGATATTCTACAACCTGTTCATATTCAAGTTCAGATAAAATTTTATCTATTTTAGCTTCAATACGAGCTAATTGAACAGAAAGCTCTGTATATGCTTCTTCAGTTTTCATTCGCAGTACTCGTCAATTAGTTGAACAACAATATTTTCAATTTCTTCAATCTTAGCTTGCGTATTTCTCATATCCTCCCAGGCTTTTTCAGATTTCTCCCAAGAATCAAAAGCCCGAGCAATGCTACAAACACCTTGTCCCTCTGGTTGAAAATACACACGAATCTCAGATTCGTATTCGTCTTCTGAGGCTACATCATGTTTAAGAAGAATCTGACCAACTTTATCACTTTCATAAATCTTTGCAAAACTCATTTACTTCTCCTTAAAATCTCTCTCACTTGCTCTCGTCTCTGTGCTGCATTTGATTTTGGAATTTCATTATTCTCTTTAATGAATGCTCTGTCTTTCTTTGATTTACAGATTTCAATCACTTGCTTTTCAATAAAAGCATCTTCTAGAGGAATTCCTAATTTCTGAGATAATGTAACACTGGCGTGACAATCTTTACACAATTCTCTCAGATCATCAAATGTCACCCAAAGAATCATTTTACTCCATTCAGTGAAAGATTGCCAGTCTTTAAAACCATAACCACCGTCCAAATGATCGACCTCGCAATCCCTTGATTGCTTTCCACACATTTCGCAATCACTCACCCAAACATCTTTGTTATTACGACCTACAGGAGCCTTATATCGACGAGATTGTTTATAGGCTATCTTGATGGGGTGTCTTGTCCAAACACGTCTAATTGAGCTTCTTAGCCAATTAAAATAGGCTTTTTCATCTTTCCAAACATGAGGTACGTCATCCCAGGGTTGTTTTTTAGTAATTATCATAACGTTTCCTCAGAGCAAGCGCAATTCTACTATCAGTTTGTTGTTCGGCTAACAATTCCGCCAATTCTTTTTTCTTATTTAACCACGCATGGTGTGCCTCCTGTGGATTATCAAAACGACCTAAATACTCATATTTTTTACTAAAAGGATTTTGACAACGGGCTATGTATTTTTTATGGTTTTCATTCCAGTAAACACCTATAGGATATTTACCTCGACTTGCATCCCTCTCTACCACAAAAGAATTCAGTATCCTGTCAATAAAGACGCACGTCTTTGGGCTGTATATTTTATTGCCTTTGTATAGTAAATCTTTGTCTAACTCTTTACCTTGCCAATCCTGTTTTTCCATCCAACTTTTGAAATTACTAAACCTCAACCACTCATCACAAACAAAACATTCTTTATAGGTAGGTGTTATTTTCTGGTATTTTTCTGAATAGCATCTTAAAAGCATGTTTCTCCATCTAGAATAGAAAGGACACTCCCATATCTTTTTTCTGATTCTTTTACCACCCTCATTTCCCACATCCTCAGTAATTCTGACAACATAGCCAGCGTCATTGATCCCTACCCCGAATAACAATCTTACTTTCATTAATCACCAACTTCTGTAACATACTCTTTTAGTTGTTCTTCTGTAATCTTTTTCATATTAAAACTCCTTTTTGTTTCGCAGATCAAAAATTGCTTGGTATTTATTACCACAGCCGTCGTTCAAAACATACAGAGCATAATCACCTTTAACTACATCTACAATTACTTCACCACAATATGTAGCTCCATCTCCATTTTCCAAATCTTCAATATTGTTTTCTGTATTCCAAGACAATTCTTCACCATTATCATACCAAATAGAATTTGTGAAGTCATCAGGCATCCAGATTTCATCTTCAAAAAGCTTGTAAATGTCAGTCATCAAATAATCTCCATGTTTTTCATCACTTGTCGAATATCCACTTTATCACCTTCCCATCGCATCATGTGAATCCCATCCCAATATATTTGAGCAATGTTCAGATAATCAGCACAATTTTTAGCACCATTCTGGTCAATGTACTCAATAGACTGAGGATACCACTTCAGATAAAGATCGTGAACAGCTTTCCAGCATTCTTTTTCTGTTTTAAGATTTGAGAATAATTTGTAAGCTGTTTTCTCACCAAATCTTGCTCCACAAAGATATGTAGGGTTTAGTCCATCTGCTGTATCACCAAGAGTCCATTGAACATATTTCCACTTGTTCCCGTACCCTCTAATCTTTCCTTTCTCGTCTAGATAAAGTTCGCCAAGACCTTCAATAAACATTGGCTCTTGCATTTTATCCCAGTTAAACACCCACCCAAATGTTCCGAGGCTGTCTTTATCTGTAGAGCATCCAATGATTTTCTGTTTTGTTTTGTATCCTTCCCATTGTCTAATAGAAAGTTTATCGTCTGCTTCTCCTTGAACAACTTCAGCTTTGTGATATTTAATGAGATATTCTTTTACTTCACTAAGCAGAAGCGGTCTCATCAACCCCTCTCTATTTCCCTTGTAACGTTGAGGAAGAGGTAGCTTATCACGGAAGTTATTAGGACCAGAAAGATAGATTTCATATTGATTTGTTTCACAAGCATCGCAAATCTTTTTAATCATCTGTTTTGCTGTATGAAGAGCAAATGATACATCCTCTGGTGTTTGAACATCTTTAATCAGGAAATCTTCAATTGGAAACTTATCGAGGTCAACGAAGCTTTTCATTTCACGACGTGTCTTGAACACTTTCTTCCTATTACTTGGAATGTGCGTCACTTCAATTGATCGTTGTTCGCACACAGCAGAAGATTTAAAAGCTAGGAGGTCTCCGTCCAGCACCGCAATCGGCTTTTTCATTCTACCTCCTTGGTGTGCTTCTGTAAATACGAGATTGCAGATTTCATAATTTCAACATTCTCTTGTAGATAACCTATTCCTTTGTTGCAACGTACACAAAGTATTTCTCTGATTTCCCCGGTTTTGTGGTTGTGGTCAAGATGGGCCTTCTTTGAGTCTGAATCAATGTCTAACTCGCATAAACATATTGCGCATTTACAACCCTGGGATTGAAACATCGCTTCAAAACTTTCTAGGGTTATACCGTAGGTATTTTTATAGTACCTGTTTCGATACTTTCTTCTGTGCTCTTGCCATCCCTCTGAATCTTTGGCTCGAATCTTTTTGTGATTGTTTCTAGCCCTTTCATTAGCACACAATGAGCAATATGAATAAATACCCAGGAAAGAGTTCTTATTTTTTGGGTAGTCTTCCAGAACCTTCCATTCCCCGCACATCTTACATTCAACTTTATCATCTACAACTGGTCTTGATCTGTCTGTACTCTTCAATATCATTTTCCTTATAAGAAAGCCCCGCTGCTTTACGACAGTGTTTTTCTACTCCGTCAATGATTGCAATTGGTTTATTCATTGTTCATCTTCATAAAGCTGAATCAAATCATCAAGACAAGGGACATGATCTTGCAGAAAATCAATCAATCCTTCATACCATTCGATAATGTCATCTTTTGTTTCTGTATCATTAAAATACATGTGCACCTCCTTTCACCACAGGAGTGATACCTGTAATTTTCTCAAACTTCTCTGAAGCTTCTTTAACGTTTTCAACCAACTCTTTAAGAGGGACTCCATTCATTATATGAAAACCAACAAACCAATCATCAGGGTCAGAATCATAGTAAGGACTCATGTAATCAAAGTAAGCTTCAATAATTTCAGTCCTATCGTTGTAATCCTCATTTTCATCCTCGATTAGCTTTGTGAAAAATTCATCAAGATCAGTCATATCAGCTCCCACCATCAACTTATCTTTAATATCAATACCCATCAGATAACCTCCGTCAATGTAAGTCTAAGTAGCATTCTACGACAATCTTTAGTCACTATTGGTCCTCTGTGTAGATTGAACCTTGTATATTTGCTAATCGTATTTGGTTTTGCTACTACATACACAAAATCTTTATTTCTTTCTAACACATCATTAAAGTGAACATCACTTTCAAAAACATCCATTGGAGTTGTAATAAACTCTGTTCCAAAATCTGTTGCATAAAGATAGTGAATATCCGGTTTTGTTGGATGATTAGGATTAGATGTTACATCCAAATGCCAGAAATCTAAAGCACAGCCACAATCTCCTTCTTTCAAATCCCTGACTTTATAGTCAACAAAAGGCTTCATCGTTTTCCAAGAATAGTCAAATGACATTTCAACCATTTCGTCTAAAATATTTGCAACTTCGTCTGGAATTTGAGAATAAGCTTTTGCTAAAGGACAATATTTGAGTTCCTGAAGAGGGAGAGAAGCTGTATTAACAGCCCCTTCCCAAAGATCAAGTTTCAAACTATCCGATGGATTTAATTTAGTAGCCACAATCATACCAATCATGATCTACAACAGCTTTACCGTTTTCATCCAAAGTGACTTTAATTTCAAAGTTAGTCTCATATACTCGTTGAATAAGTTCTTCGTAAGCATTTACTTGTTCTTTAGCTCGCTCAAGAGTTTTACACTCAGAATTTACATGACTAATTATGTTATCATTTTCATCAAATTCAACATCAAATTCTTCGTAAAGCTCATAGTCATCAAAATCATATGAGGTCACATTACTCTGACGATAATGTGAATAGTAATTTTGTGAGTAACCAACAAAACTTTCTTGACTGTGAGTGCAAGGCTCTCCATCATTGAAGCCTGGAGTCCACCCACGAATGTAAATCAGCTTTAGACCTTCATTTTCATCAAAAATCTCTTGAAAAACACTCTCAAGAAATTGTTTACCGTTCTCACTGATTTGTTTATTAAGCTCAGCATTAATTTCTTCGTATTGTTTCAGTAGAGTTTTAATATCAGACATTATTCTTCTCCTGCAAGTTCTTCATATTTCTTAAATACAGCAATTGCTAGTTCTTTCTTTTCAGAGAAATCTTGCTTTGCTTTCAGTTTTGCAGCTTGAGCAATCACTTTAATATCATCGCTAGGAATACCGCTTGGATTGTCTTCAGGGTGATATTTAACATCAGCTTTCAGTTGACGAATATCTTCGGACAGAGTGAGTTTTTCAGCCTCTAGTTGTGCTAGACGATTAAACAGTTCTACTTCTTTCATTGGTTTTCTCCTTTATTTAAAATTGTCGATTCGTTCTTTTAGTGCCAGAGCGTATTGAATCATGGTGTGTCGTTGATATACTAAACGGGAACATTCTTCAGGGTCACCAACTTTTTCATCAAAATCTGGAGAAATGATAAAATCATGTAGTTTATCAATCTTTAGTTGAAGATCATTATATTCATCCATGACTCTTTTTTGATATGATTGCATAATTTTCTCCTTTATTAAAAATTAACGATTTCAAATTTAGTAATATAGCCACCTTGTTGATGGAGTTTCCTAACAGCATCAATCAGATCATAAGGTGTCTCATAAGTTCGACCTTTACCAACTTTTCCGTATTCGCAAAATACATGAACGTTCTCAGGGGACATTTCTTTGTAAAACACCCCACTTACAAACACCGTTTGAGTTTTTGGTTTAAAGAAATCAAACATAATTTTCTCCTTTGTTCAGTCTAAAATAATGTGACAATTTTTAACTTCTACATTGATTCCAAGCTCACGAAGAAGAGACGGAACATCTCTCATATAATCAAAATCCCAAAAATTACCAAAAGCTACAGTACGACCATTGACAATTACTTCAAGCATTTCAGAATTATTATCAACTAGAAAATCAACCTTATCGTTCACTCTTCCTCCTCCTGAAATTCAAAAGTCATAAAACCATCTGAATCCATTTCGAATTTTAGTTTAGCATAATCTTCACAGTCTAGCTCCATGTTGAATTTATCAAGAATAGACGATGTTTCATCATTAGGAATAAGATGACCAAGAATTACGTTTAGAATGTAGTATTCTTTTTCGGTGAGTTTGATTTCAATTTCCATAAATTTCTCCTTAAGAAAGAGAGGAACAGTGTTCCCCTCTATTTAGCAAATATCAGAATGGAATATCTTGATCGAAATTATCTTCAAAAGTATCTTGCGCTTCCTCTTCTTTTTCTTGCTTGGGTTTTACTTCAGACACACCACGAACAGCTTCAATTTGTTTTTGAATTGCAGAGCCTTCGTAGTTACTAGCACGTTTAATGGTGTTAACCACATGAGCACGAAGCTCTTTGATAGCTTCAGGATCATTTTCCTTGTTAAACTGAATCAGAACAGGTTTATTGGGAAGTTCTGGTACGCTTTGACCACGCCCAAGACCACTTACAAACTTGATGTATTCAGTGTAATAACTCTTCCCTTTGCTCTCTTTAAAGAACACTTGAGCATCAAATTGGAATGCTTGACCAAGTAGCTCACTAATACGAGAAGGCTTGAAAACTTCACCTGCTTTGATAATTTTAGCAGCAACAGCCATCTTATAGAATAGATGCTTCTGATCAAGACTCCAATCACCAAGTTTCTTGTTTACTTTAAGCGGAGTGGGACGTTGTACAACCATTCCAGCACCTTCAATGTAGAATTGACCACCAAGATACAGACGAAGCGGCAGAGGCTTGGATTCACCGAAGAACTGACCTTTATCCACCAGAATATCAGGAATGTCCACAGCTACAGCAACACATTGAATTGGTTTCTGAGGCCAGCATTTCAGACGAACAGGCTTCTTGGTTTCAGGATCAAAACCATCCTTGAAGTAAGTAAGAGGAAATTCAGCAATAGCTTTCTTTTCGTCTTCTTCATCACCAACAAACACCATCTCAGCATCTGGTTGTTCTTGAGTACCAAGATCAATAATAGCGGAAACTACACCAGGGATTGTTTCACGATCTTGAAGACCGGCAGTTTCTACAACATATCGATTAATAGCATCAAAATCAACAGTATTGGAACGATTGCTTTCTTTTTGATCAACACCATAAACTTCAAACATTTAGATTTCCTCTTATTTACATTTAGATAGAAAAGAACTTCTGTCTTTTCTGGTTAGTCAAGTATTGCTACTTGAATTCTTTACATCCAAGCCTGTCCTTTGTAGAAGGGATCATCTTCATCCACATCTTCAAAAGTAATATCAAGGATATTCAGCTTGGGCCGCCCACATTTATTGTGTTTTGGCATGTACCCACAGTCATCTTGCCATTTGATTTTATTTTCAATGTAACTTTCTTCAATAGGACCTGTCAGTTCGTACACATCGTCATCTACTAGCATGTTAAGATGATCAGCTTCTTCTTCAGTGAGAAGAATATAGAAGTGCCAAGTTTCTCCTTCATGATCGTTATGTTCTGTGAATTTGTACCAAAGAAGCTCTCCCATTTTATTCACCCTTTTTAACTAGCTTTTTCAAATCACGATATACAGCTTTCTCACAATCTTTGGAAAGAGCAATTGTGTGAACATAGTATGGTTTTACATTCCCAGCAAAATCAGTGAAAGCACGAACATTTTTGTAAGTGATTTCATATTGTTCGTATGGAAGACCAACAGAAGCATTTCGAGCAGCACCGCGTAGAGCTTTAGATTTACGAGCATTCATTATTTATTTTCTCCTTATTTAAGAGTACGATTTACAATCACGGCAAAAATCATGGCAATCCCAATCAAACTAAAAGCAATTGCAAGAGGAATCCAAAAAGGACTTAGAACCCATAACCAACTCCAAGTTGCAACAACACCAATACCAGACAGTTTAAGAGTGATGAAAATTAGCCCAAGAATTCCAAGAAGAGGAAAAGGTGCAGAGTTATTATTCATTTTACCGCACTACACTATCAAAAGCTAGACGGACAATCACTTGTTTGTGGCCATGCTTTTTTGCATAACGTTTATTTTTACGTGCTTCTTCACGAGTTTCCCAAATACCAACTACACCAATTTCTTCATCAATGCAAGCCCAAGCTTTTATATTATTAACATCACGTTTAAATTGTTTCATTGCAACCCCCTTAATCAAATTACGTTTTCAACTAAATCTTTGTAATGTTCTAGATCATCTTCTTCATCAAGAGTCTGGTCAATATACATTTCATCAATTTCAAAAGGGCTAATACTGATTTCATCACTTACAAGATCAAGAGCGTGTTCTTCCGATTCAGCATTTGTCACAAGAAATTCTGAGTAAGCTTTTACTCGCACAATATAATTAGTCATATTTATTTCTCCATAAATTTTCTAAGTTCATTAAAAATCTCTTCTGCTGCATAAAGCTGACCAGCATTGAAGCCGAGATCTACAGCATCATCGAAATTACCACTGTCGTAGTCAGAGATATCAAATGAATCATCTCGCCCCGTATAGCCTTGAAAAAATTCATCATCAAAATCATAAGTGCTTTCTAGTTTATCAAGAAACTCTAGAATTTTCTCTTTCGACATTACAGTTTCTCCAATTTATCTTGTAGTTCTTTGATTTGACGTTCAATTGATTTCTTTACAAATTCTTTATCTGCAATTTCAACTTCACACTTCAAATCTTCTTCAGAAATCCACCATTGATAACCTGAACTTGTCGTTAAAGTTACACCTGAATCGCACAGATCATTTACAACGACCTCAATCTTAAGTTTATCACCAATTTTAAACATTTATTTTCTCCTTTGTTTTCAACACATGACACACATTCTACACTAAAATAGAAATATGTCAAGCTTTATTTTACACCATCAATCAATTTTTGAGCTTCTGTAATGTAATAATCATAATTGATTTTATTCCAATCAAAATCTTTCATGTTATTACAAGTTAGCACAGAATATTCTGTATCAATACCAAGACGTCTCCAATCCCCACCTTCTTCAAGGGGAGGCATGAGTTTAACCAGCTTACCGCCTTCCAAGGCAGGATAGTAACGACAAATATTCTGTTGCTGTTCCTCTCGCCCGTCTTCATAACAAAGAAAAAGCTTTGAATTTCTTTGTACCTTAGTGCGAAGAACAAAATCGTAAGGGTCTTTGTGAGAACGAATAAAGTTTTCCGCAGTGTCTAGAGCAAGTAACTCAGCCAACGCTGCCATAGACACGATCATTGCGGATTGGTTCTTATGCCAACCGATTTCATTATGGGGCATGACTTCATAACGACCTTTCGTTTTTACTTTACCAGACTTAATTAAGGTTCTAATCGTCTGAATCTTTTCCGTATGTTTCAATTTTCAACCTCTCTATTTTCAATCCTTTAAAATCTACAGTATCAGTTTTGTATTTTGCAAACTTGCTAATACATCCATGCAAACCAAGTTCTTTCAGTCTTTTATACGGAACGTCTTCTGAATATTCATCTCTAAACACCCTGTATAAGTATTTCGTTAGATTCTTACTCATAAGTTTAGACTGAGAGTCTTTATCTCTGTTTTCCCAAGAAGCTTTCAGTTTATCTGAATGACCAACTCTCACGCCAGAACTCCATTCTAATTTCAATCTTTCAGAAATTTTCTTTCTTGTCAAGTCATGTACTATCATTGCACCGCATTCATCTGTACGTAGATTATAACCAAATTCCCTGTTGGTGGAATTAAAGTACCTTATCCAGAAAAGTTCTCTTTCTTCTATAATATCTTGATCGCAAATTTCTATGACAGAAAATGTATAATTTTCGATTCCGTGTTTTATCATTGACCTTAGCATGTATTCGTTTATTTGTCTACTTCTCTGGTTGTGGAAATCATAGATGTAATGATGTGATCTTCGGTAAAAATCAGAAGTTCTTCCTATATAGCACTTACCGTTAACAATGTTGGTTATTTTGTAAATACCACCCTGACCCTTTAGCTTACTTACTAACATCCTTATCCTCTTTTATTGCTACGTAAGAGTTTACATCAGCCACATACATTACGTCATATGTATCTCCTTCCATCTCAAGACCAGTTACTTCTTCCCAACGTTGTACAATTTTATCAGCTTTTTCAATCATTTCAACATCAACAAAATACTCAAAACCATCAGTATTACACATAATGATTTCAGCATGACAGTGGTCAATCAAAGCACCCATAAGCATACAAAGAGAAAGCTGTCCACCAATAGTGATTGTCATTGTATAAGCTGGATCATACAAAGGACTAAATTCATTGTTACTATCACCGTATGTTCCATTCAGAGCAAGCTTAAGGGCTTTGTTAGCTGCTGACTTCTTATCATGACGTTTACGTTCTTCGTACAAATCCTTATACACTTTACAGAATGTCATCCCAAGATGTTTAGGATACACATTATTAGCAATAGCCATATTTGGATAATAACTTGCAACATCTAGTGTACGAAGTTTTCTTTTATCACTAGACCTGTGAGTTCCTTGTTTAGCTCCATGAATACCACCAACCCCAAAGTCATAACGAAACCCATTGATTGATACATTGAGTGTTTCAGCAATATTGCTGAAACACCAATGATATGACTTTTTAGGAACTTTTACTACTCGCTCTTTCTCTCTGCCTTTATCGTCAATGTATTTTTCTTTTACAGAATTACCATTTTCATCTTTAAGGGTTTCTGTTGCTTTTAGCTCAGTTTCTTCAAGCCAACCAAGAGGATAAAGATTTTTCATATCTTTAATTTCTTTCTCAGAAGGTGAAGATTTGAATTTAACTTTCTTAACCTTCATCTCAGCATATTTTGCAACATCTCCGAGATCGTGCTCAAGAAGATCAGTAAAAACTCCTTTTGTTTCTGTAATCACCTGTTTCTTGAACCATTCATGAACGGCTTTAAATTCAGGACGATTCTTTGAAAAATCAATGTAATCGAACAAACAATCTTTGATTACGATTTTATCGCGTTTTGTCTGATTGATTTTACGTCCAAATTTTCCGTATGTATAACAACATCCCGGGTTTTCTTTCTCAAGCCGATCAATGAAAAGTTGCTTTCCAATCTTTGTGTCGTTGTAATTTGTACAATCGAATCCAAATTTCTCACCAAGTTCTTTTCGAAGCTGTAAAGCTTCTTTTGATTCATTGTAAAACTTTAATGTTTCAAAAATATCTTTTTTATTGTATTTAAGAAGAATAGGAATTTCTTCCTCCCTCAACACATAGCCTGGCGGAAATGGTAAGTCTTCAATCTCTTCAGAACGCATGTTGAATTCTAGCATTTTCAGAGATGTAGCACGAGCCTTGTTATCAAAATGGTGAATAAGATACAAATCCACTTGTGGGATAACCACATCAGAATCTTTGATTGGATTGAAAGCTCTATCACTACCTTTTTGTTTCTTGAAATATTCTTCAGCTACTTTATAAATTTCTTGAGCAGTGAAAACACAAGAAATATTTTGCTGTTTACATTTCTTAGCTTTCTCAATCATGTAGTGAATAATTGTGTAATCGAATGATCGATTGTTAAAACCAACCATTCGATTTTTATTACGAATACAATCTCTGTAAAAGTTTAGAATTCGTTCACTATCATTCTTACGTGAGCTGATTTCAAATTCCTGAAAATTTTCACCATTTTCATCAACAACGCACATTGAGTAAACATTTGCATATGTCTCTTTATCGTAAATAATATCTAAACCTTTCACTTGCTCTCCTTAAAAATCAATCGAATTATCTCCTTCTAGACCCTCTACCCAATCAGCCAGGTCTTGCGGAAGATTTTCTGTTTGTTGATTAAAATAATCTTCTCTATCATATTGCTGTCGAGTTTCGGCGTCGTAGTAAAGAGCACAAATTTCCCCGGTAATACCACCACGACATTTGGGCATATCAACATAAGTGGTGTTACGTTCAATCGGGTCATCTGACATTTTATCACGATTAATTACAATGTTAATGTCTGCTGACTGAATGAATGTACCAGAACCAAGCGCATCATATTCAATTACTCGACGAACATTACCATCTTTATCAGTTGGTGGCTTTCGTGTGTGAAGAATATTGATAAACACGAAGCCGTTTTTCTTCTGTAGTTTCTGCCACATCATGAAGTTTTCTTGCACATCAGTACCGAGCGAGCGTAGGAAGTCTGTTAGTGGGTCAATGACCATCAGAGTTGAATCGTTAACCTTACCGCTTTTTTCCATCTGACGCTTTAGAATCTCAATATCACCTTCGCGCTCATCAATGATGAAAAATCGAGGCTTACCTTCATCATTATACAGTAATCGATTCTTTAAAACTTGAACTTCTGGACGATTCAGGTACTCGACAGCATCGTGACCATCAGTAAACCACATGAGATTTTTCTTGAGATGCATAGATAGAAGATCAATTGTTAACTCATCTTTTGTACGCTCAAGACTCACAACAGTGGGCACAAGGGGACTGTTAAAAATCCATTCATAAAGCAGAGTATCGGAAAGGAAGCTCTTACCAATACTTGTGTCCCCAATAATATTAACAACAGCACCTGTTGACTTAATGCCCCCTCGCATGGCTTTCTCTAGCCTATGAAGCTGTGGAGGAAGACCAATTTTAGGTGCAGTTAGAAAGTCTTCAAGTCCTGCTTCTGCATCAGCAGACGACGAAATACCGCTACTAACAAGTTCTTTTGCATTATAAAAATCCCTAATAAATTGATTCTGTAAACCATCCTCAAGCATTTTGTTAGGGTCTTTAGCAGACCATTTGGCAATCCTAATCTTTTCTTTAGGTAGAACTTTAGCAATTTCTACAGCAGCCTTGTTACCTGCTTCGTCATTATCCATACCAATAATAATAATTTCATATTGGTCAAGAAAATCATACTGAGCGGCACATTGTTTAGCGGCACTAGTTTCTCCAGAAGTAGGACTAACAACAGCAATTCCTGTAAAACCGTCTTTTTGACTATCTTTGAGCATTTGGTAGGCGGCGGCTTTATCTTCTTCCCCGCCGACGATCAAAACATATTTACCACCAGAGTTAAACTTAAATTGACCGCTAAGCTGGCTCTTACTACCTGTTAGACCAATTTTACCGTGACTGAAGTCTTTCGGGTGATTTCGACACTTAAAACCTGTAACCTCCCCTTTAGAGTTAGTTTCAGGATAATAACGAGCAAGCACATTACCGTTTGAATCTAACTTTGTACAATGACCATAAAATAAATTAATTTCATCACGGATACCTCGATAACCTTTTGCTTTAAATCCGATCTTTAGTGCAAACTCACGAGCTTCGCCTTGAGCCATTGGTTTATTATCAAAGTCCACAATTTGTTTTGATTCTTCTTTTTTTTCTTCTAACATGTTACGTACATCATCCTCCGTTGTTTGTAAAATCTCAGACATTATACTAATTGCTTCTGGAAAAGAACAATCTTCTATTGTTCTAATAAAAGCAATAGAGTCTCCTCCTGTCCAGCATTCACCAAAACAATGCCAAGAATCTGTTTCTTCATAAATTTGAAGACTTGGTGTTTTTTCGTTGTGGATTGGACAACAACACTTAACCCCAGAGAATACCCCCCCGTAATGTTCAATAATCTCTCGGATACTCATTTAATCCTCATCAACAACCATGATAAACCAATTAACTTCAACCTCTCCTGCAAAATCTTTTGCATGAACCCAATCATCTTCCTGATTGTTATATTCTTTTAGAAACCTACCTTCCCATTTATATGTGTCAGACCAAATAACTCCGTTATAACACCAAACACCAATGAATTGACCAGATTTTGGCATTCCCTTAACTTTTTTCATTTTAAATTTCATCTTTTAATTCTCTCTTGTTTATTTGCAATTACATAGGCATGATTTGTTTTTGTATCAAATGCCATAACAACAGTTGTTTTCCAATCATCTTCAATTGAACTCTGAACACGAATCATAAGTGTTTTATTGTTTAACACTTCCCAATCAAATTCCAGAGCAGGTGGTAAAGTTCTAGATAATTTAGAATTCATTTAAAATTCTCCTAATCAATAGAAATTGTAGAACACCCAATGTCGTTGTCATCACATCCATTATCATACAAATATTCATCTCTGTCAAGAAGAGAATATTTCTTGTTTTCTTTATCAAGCAATTTCAAATATTCTTTTTCGTATGAATGCTCAATAACAGATGGCTTGTTAAAATAGTCCATATTTTTCTTCACTGGATTTTTCATTTGATCCTCTTTTAAACTTACGGATGAATTCTGATTTAGTGTATGAATTTACCACTTTAACATCACCCATCAATTGATATTGAGATTTATACAATTGATGCTCGGGTGGAATGTCTTTGCATTCAAGCTCAAGAATGCAATCATTTTCATTGTAGATAGCAGAAACAACATCGTGTCCATAACAAGCATAAATCCCTCTCTTACCGCCGTTCACAAATTGACCAACCACATATTTAAAATCATTGTCATATGAAGATTGATAAATCCCTTCTTGATTGGTTCTTTCCACATTCTTAAAGAAAATATTGTCAGAAACAATCCGATCATCTGCCTCTTTACCATATAGAGCAGAAATATCATAAAGTTTGTCAAAAGTAAAATTGTTTTCTGGATAATCTACGGCGGATGCTTCAATTTCATGTAAAATTGAAATAGCTTTTTCTAGTGAAAACTCTTCAGACTCTGGAAAAATCTTATCCAGATTCAAACCATACATTCCACCAACATGATCTTTAAGCTTTTCCCAACTATCGATTCCAACCCCAGCAATAGTGAGCATGATTTTAAGAAATCGTGGTTTAGAGATTTTATAGCCTTTATCTGTATATTTCTGAACACGAATGGCAGAGATAATAGGATAAGCTGTTTTCTCGTTAAACTCTAGATATTTTTGACTGTTATGTTTCATGAAATTGTCATGGAAAATGAATTCTCCAGTTGAGAATTCAAAAGCTCCCATATTACAAGTGAAATCAAAGTCATTGAAAATTTCTTCTACAGTTGGGAAGAATTTATACACAATTACTTGCACATCCTGTCCAGTTCCATTATCGCGGAAAAGAACAGATTTGTTTGTAATATTATGCCCAAAGAGAGAATATTCGTATTCATGCTCTAGAAGTTCAATGAACAATTGGAAATCATTAACACTTCGGAAATAAACGTCAACGTCGTTCACTTCACGATTGCAGAAAAGAGAAGTGATGGCTCCACCTGCAATAATAGCATTAGATTCTTTCAGAAGATCATAAACATTATTGGAAATAAGTTTTTTCAGCTTAATTAGTTCTGATTTATGTTGCATAATTATTCTCCGTAGATTTCTTTAAGGGTTTTTGTAAAGCTCTTTCAATGATTTACCATAAACATTCACTCCGGACCAATCATCTCCACCATAATCTTCAAAGATTGTAATGCAATCTTCTTTACCTATCTTATAAGAACAAATATGAAATTCTGAGCCTTCTTTTAGACGAACAATTTTCGCGTTATTGAATTCTTTGATGATATAATCTAGTTCTTTATGAATTTCGTTATTCATTTTTAATACAAATCCTCAGAAAAAAGTTTTTTATCGGAATACTTACCTTCAGTGATTTGACCAGATTCAATAGCAACAATCATAGCTTCTTCACGAGTCAAGAACTGTCCATATTGAGTAATGAATCCTTGAGTTTCCTCTCCATTCGACCAATCCCTAATTAAATCAATTCCTCCAAAAACATCCGCTTGTTGATGCATCAAACTATCCCAGTGTCTAGCACCAACCAGAAGAAGCCCGTTGTACCAATTAGCAGCTGCTACAATTTTTCTAGGCATTTTGTAAAAATCCCATCGAAAAGAGCCGTCATACATAATAGAATTATCTGCTTGATATTCGCAATATTCTTCGACAGCTTTACGAATATGATTAAATTTAGGTTGCATTTGATGGTCATCAATAACAGGCATTTTAATTTCCTCGTTTTGTTGAGTTGATACATCCTATCATACAGCAAAATTTCAGCTTGTCAACAGAAAATATTTCTATCACAGCTTGTTGACAAATAGATAAAATGTGGTACAATGTTGCCAATGAATGTCTTGTTTACATTCTCGGGATAGGAAATTGTGGGTAAACCTGTTCGTCCTATCCTTAAAGAGCTGAATCAAAGCATGGCTCAACGTGAGAGATTGCCTGTAAAGGTTGGTAGCACACGGCTAGGACTCCAGCTATTGGGAGGAAAGCTACCACGGAAAATAGTACAATGCAAGCTATTTTCTACCTCGCACCTTCGATTGGTGTGCCTCATGAATGAGGGGAATATTGTGGCTCCGAGGGGAATAAATTCTCTTGTTGACAGATTCTGAAGGGTAATCTATAGTCTGTTCTAGGCGCATTAGTGCGTATGGATGGGTTAGGGAGATTGCTACCTAGAATTTGTTCACCAAGGGGAATATTAGTAGATATAGAACATGATTAAATCTACAAAGGAGAAACGAAATGAGTGTTTGCACTAAAGGTTGTATTGTAACTGACAACAAAAATGCATTCTTTTTCAAAGATGTTTTTGAAAGTTGGTGGAAAAATGTTCTAGAGTGGAAGAATATTTCAGGTTGGTATGAAATGCGGGAAAGAGGGTTTTCCACTTTTCCAACTATAGAACTTGCATATAGTTGTCATGCAATGAAAATCTTCTTCAAATACGAGAATGAAGATAGGCAAATGTTTGTTACTTTCGATTGTGACTGTGATCTTCAAAACTATCCTGAAATTGAAGGAGAAAAATGCATTTGGATTAGTCTTGGTCATTGGGGTAAAAGTGAAGAAATTCTTCAAAGCATTCTTGAAGAATTTAAAAAGAGTTCAGAAGTGAGTAATGTTTACATTGACAGGAATGATTGTGACGATGTAGAATTTGAACAGTTTTGACAATCTGAGGAATTTCTTGTGAATATCTTTGCCACTAGTGAATGCCCTATAAAATCTGCTCAAGACCACTGCAATCGCCATAACGTGAAAATGATTCTTGAACTCGCACAGATGCTCTCTACAGCTCATTTCGAGCTTGATGGGAATATTGTAGGCTATAAGCCAACGCATCGTAACCATCCTTGCTCTATTTGGATTCGTCAGTGTTCAGGTAATTACAAATGGGCTTATGAACATTTCAAGGCTTTGTGTGATGAATACAGCTTTCGTACTGGTAAGATTCACAAGACGTCGGAATTGTTAGAATTACTAGGGAAAATGCCCTCTAAAATCGCTTTTGGTGACAGGATACCATTTACTATGGCAATGCCTGAGAACTACAAAAAACTAGGTATTTTTGACCAAACAAAGGCATATCAAGCCTATCTAAATGATAAATTTAAGGAATGGGGTTGCAGGGATAAGCCTCTTGCTGTAGAATGGACTAAACGCAATAAACCGGAGTGGGTGAAATAGGAGAAACATAATGTCTATGTATGGTGAAGGTGTTATTGAGATTGATCTTGTTGATTTTTGGAAATTTGTTCACGAACAGCATCCTTTTATTGGGGACGTTCAATACGGCGTTCCTCGCTTGAATGTCTCAAATGGTACGCTTGAAATCGATGTAGCTTTTTCAGAAAGTGTTCATCCTCAAGATTGGGCTGTACCAAGTAAAGCTTCTGTACAATGGAAAGAACTACGGGAAAAAGAAAAATGAAATTAGATAGCTTTGAAATTGTAATGATTTTGACAATTATTATTTGTCTAGGTATTCTGGTTATGTGTTGGAAAATTGATGTAAAAGGATACAAAAGCGTATCCGAACAATGTAAACAGTACAATGGTGTGATTGTAAAAGATGTAAATAATAAATATGTTTGTCTGAAAAATGACTGGAGGAAATAATAACGATGAAATGTCTTCCTCCTACAGCACCAAAAATGCGTTGTGAATTAGATGTGATTTATTCCGATAAAGAAAATTTGAAACTCTTGACACAAGAGAATGAAATTCTTAAAATGAAGATCAAAAGGCTTGAAGAAGAAAATGAAGAGTTGCAAACAATTATCAATGAAATTGCCTTGAATGGGAACTAAAAATGAATATTGTAGATTTTAAAGAATGGCTTGAACAGTTTCCAGAAGATACAGAAATTGTAATTACTATTGGTAAAAATGAATTTTGGGGTGGGGAATATTTCGAAACCGTGTCTTATGAAATTTTCAATCCTAATGATATAAATCATTGGACTTTTATTAAAAAAGACAAAGAGCTTCATTTGGGACACTAAATGCAAACATATTCCGCTAATATTCAAAAAGAATTTATCGAAGCTGGCTATTCCTTCAAAAAAGATAACAACGATGATTGGATTTGTGTTGACACAACCTCTAATATTGTTGTAGCATGTGCTCGACAGCTTGGAAATCTTATTAAATTGCTTGAAAAAGAATTTGGAGAGTAAGATGGAAATTATTCATAAGACAAAATTGTTTTATAGAGAAAGTACATCTCAGTGGGTCATTGAGAATGATATTGTTGTAGAAGATATTGGAGATTTTCTTTTCAGAGTTCCTTTTGATTATAAACCAAATGTTGAAACTGTACTTCAAGAAAAGTACAAAACCATGCAAGAAGTATATATTCAATATATGTTGAAAGGTGAATAAAATGCTTCATAAAAATTCAAATCTGCTTTACAGCTATTTTCATGAGTTGGCTATGAATATTGTAAATGCAGATAGTGATTATATGGTTGGGTATACGTATGGTAAAGCTTCCACCGCAACTCCTTGGGCTCATTTCAAAACAAAAGAAATTTCAGAAAAAGAATTTTATAATTACAATAAATTGATAGCTAAAATTCACGATTTGAGACTAAAAGAGCTTGGATATGAGCTTGATTGATTATTGTATTGAAAAAGCAAAAGAAATCCCTTACATAAAAGGACAATATAGACTCTATTCTGTGATTACAGACAAAAGAGGAAGGATTGTATCTGAGAGTGCAAATTCTTATTGCACAACACACCCTGTTATGTATCGGGCAAGTAGAAAAGTGGGTTTGGTTAAGGACTACCTACATAGTGAAGTTGCTGCTTTGGTTAAAGATAAAAAACGTATTGGAGTTAAACTAACCATTGCAAGGGTGGACGCCAAGGGCAATCCCGTATATAGTGAACCTTGCAGTGTTTGTAAGGAAGTTTTAAAATCTTATGAAAATATTAAAAGTGTGGAGTATACTTTATGAAATTAGACTTAATTGGGGAAAGATTTGGTAAGTTGCTAGTAATAGCAGAGGGCGAAACTCGCAGTAAGTGGAAAAGATATTTTCTTTGCAAGTGCGATTGTGGTAAAGAAAAAGAAATTTATATGGGAAGTCTGAGAAGAGGTTTAACTACATCTTGTGGTTGTTTAGCAAGTGAATTGTTTGGATTAAGAAACACTAAACATGGTATGTCGGATAGTCCTGAATATAACAGTTGGCGAGCTATGAAAGAAAGATGCAATAACCCTAAAAACAGCCACTACCATTTATACGGAGGAAGAGGGATTTCCTACCCTATTGAATGGGAGAATTTCGAAAATTTCTTTGCTGATATGGGGCGAAGGCCCGAAGGAAAAACATTAGATAGAATTGACGTCAATGCAAATTATTCTAAAGAAAATTGTAAATGGTCAGACATTTCTGAACAAAATACAAATACAAGAGTTAGAAAAGATAATAAACTGGGGGTAAAAGGAATTAATAAAGTTGGTAGAAAATTTTTAGTACGTTTTAGGGGCTTGGAAATTGGAAGATTTGATAATATTGAAGATGCAATTTCTTTTCGAAAGAAATATGAATCAGGAGAGTTGACCCTAACAGAAGACCAACTAGAAAAAATTAAAAAGAGAAATGAGAAAGTCAAAAAATGGAAGGATGCACAGAAAGTGCTGCACTGATTAAGAGTAAAGGAAGGGGTTGTAAACTTTATGTCGCTCGTGTATTATCAGATGGAACCCCAGCAGATGCAATGCCTTGTATTGTTTGTAGGCAAATGATAAAATTGCATGGTGGGATTAAATCTGTAGAATACACAACAGGAGAATAAAAATGTTTGAGTCCGGTGATTATTTGAGTTATGATTTTCACGGAGTTTCACAACCTCTTTCCAAACTGAGCCGAGAAGAGCTAGAATATCGTCTAGCTGAGGCCATGAATCTTATTGAAGATTTGACTACAAATATTAAT